GATTAGTCACCAGCGTAGCTAAAATTTCCCTGCAATCTTCCGTCACACGCTCTCACCTCCGTATGCCGTGATACTGTCTAACAAACTGCCTGATAGATTGATTTCCTGCTTGATCACCGCCGCTTTGTCATGCGTGCCGTACACGCTTTCGATACTTATACAGTCGGCTAAATCCCGCGCGGGATTGCCCTGCGAGGTGATCGTATACTGATTGCGGTTTCCCACTAATTTTAAGATCCACTTGGCCACCTCCTGCGAGTTGGCCAAAGGATTGCTTATCTCCAAAAGCTGCAGCGGTTCACCGGCCTGCTGATTAGTCGCCGTATAAATTATCGGATCTCCTCCCGCATACTCATCGGCGACCTCAACCGTCACTTTGTTGATCAGCCCCGTGTCCTTAGCATTGCCCCACGTCGTCATCGTATCAGCGGTCAGCTCATCCACGCTTTGACCGAAATCTATATCTTTTGCCGTGAGCCGATCCAGCCTGTCGATATAGATGTGCATCATCGCCGCTTGCGCTATCAGCCTGAGTGCCTCGCGGTGTGTCGTATCTGGCGGGATACATTTGCGGATCACCCGCGCCCCGATTGCCGCAGGTATGTCGGTTTTTATCTCCTCGCCGCTGTCGGCAATTACTGCCGCCACCGCCTGCGCTGCTGTCCATGTACCGGTAGCACCGATGTTGCATTTGCCTTGATCCAGCCGATACAGCAGATCATAGGCTGTTATCGTCGCCGTGAGCGCGTCATCATTAGCCGTGGCGCTTTCAAAGTAGTATCTGCCCATATTGATACTCTCGCCGTCCAGCGCCAGCATTGTATTAATGCCCTGCCCTTGCTGCAAAAATTTATATATGCCCTCGGGGTTTAGGACATTGTAAGCTTTGTCGCTGTTGTCGATCGTCACCGATAGTTTGTTTGTCGCCAAATTTTGCATATAGAGCGCGCTTTCCCAAGTGATTTTCATATTAACGATTTTATCTTTTGTAAACTGCTGCAAATAGCCGAAAACCACTTCTGTTACTCTCACCCTGCGGTATGGTTTAGCCGTGCGAGTAAAGGTTACTGTTATTTTGCTGTAGTTTAGGCTCGGGCACTCGACTATGCGGATTACGTCCGTATTTCCGCTGACGGCAGCAGCGGCTATCAGCGTGCCGCTTGCGTCATAGGTGTTTACAGTGAAATCCGCCGCCACTTCTTCCGCCTTAGTATCGAAAACGATTGTAAAACCGTCGCTTGATTGCGGCGTGTTGAAAGTATAGGTTAATATCGGATCTACAGCGAAATTTCCCGCCGCATTGCTTTGGGCGCTGCTCCACCAGCCGGTTTCGCCGTTAGTCTTTTCTTTGCGCGGCAAAATCCATGTGCCGTCCAGCTTCCACTGGTCAGGTGCAAGCGTCGCCAATTTCAAACTGTTCTGCGTGATTTCGTCGTGTGTTTGCGTTATGTCGGTAAAACTTAAACCTGCGACATTGGCGGCAGCGCTTGCTACCTCTGCCGCGTCGACATCGATCAACTCAAACTGCACCGTCGCATTAGGCGTGATCTCATCCGCATAAGGATTCCAAACCGAGCTTGTTGCCTGCATTTTACTCGACCCCCTGCGCGGTAAAAGTAAGACTCACGCCGTACCACATCGGTTTGCCGTCTTTAAACTTAAATATCCCTGTCGAGGGATAGGAAATGCTGAATTTTCCGCTTTTATCGTTTCCGTCTTGGTCGGGATAGTCTACTTTGAAAAATCCTCCCTGCCGCAAGAGCGCCGTTAATTCGGCAAGCAAATCATTCGGGAACCATTCCCATTCTGCCGTGAAACTCGGGCGAAAGCCTTGCACATACTGCACTCTGCGCCCGCTGACCATTTCGACCTCAGTCGCTACCAGTGCGCCGCCCATCGAAATTTTTTTCGTGCGCGGCAGCTCGATTGCTTGATTTTGGGCATTATAGATTTTAAGTTGTTGCAAGGCTGACCCCCCTTTGTTTCGAGACATTCAACAAATCATTAAAAACCGTTTCGGCCAAGACTTCGCCGTTCGGCAGCACGACCTGCGCCACCACCGTGACGGCCTTATCCTGCATCACGCCTAAACCGTTGATTAGGCTTTCGACCAATCCTTGGTTTTGCGCGCTTTGCGAGGCTTGCGGCACGATCATTTCGCCGGCGCTTAAAAGCTGCTGGTTAAAATTCTTCATGCTGTCAAACGCTGTTTTTGCACCTTTGTCGATACCGAGTGCCAAGCCTTCCGGTAGGAATTGCCCGATTTCATCTCTAAAAACTCGCGAGGGCGAATTGATATGGAAGAAATCCTTGACATTATCCACGATACTGCTGCACCAGTCCTTGATCTGGTTTTTTAGCCAGGAGGATTTGCTCTTGATTCCCTCCCACAGGCCGCTCACGACATTCGTGCCGATAGACGCAAATTGCTTGA